TCTCGAGTACCATCAAATTGCTCTGTTCTAACGTGATCAGGTTTATATGCAAGTTCAGGATAAGCATCTCGATATTTTTCTAATGCTGCTCTTGTTATTAACATAAACCCAGTTCCGCCTTCGGCAACTTGTACTGGTTCTGCGAGTTTAAATTGTTTTATATCTCCTACTGGATTAAAAACAAAATCTGATGTAAATTTTTCCAAATCAAATGGATTCTCTTTGCCTACACCTTGCTGTGCAGCATTGGCTACCTTTTCCCAAGCAATTGTTTTCTTAGGATATGGTCCACAAATAATATCATACTTTTCTGGATCTGAAATTTGTAATGCAAGCAATGCTAACGCGTCTCTTGGATCAAATCCAATGTCAGCATCAATAAACAATAAGTGAGTACAGTCAGAACGAAGAAATTCGTCAACGATATAGTTTCTTGCTCTTTGTACTAAACTCTCATTAAATAGAAAGTAATACTTCATTGGTATTTTATGTGAAGAACAAAGCATACTCAAATCATTTGTAGATTTAGTATATAAGCCAGTGCATTGACCACCATACATAGGTGTACCAATAAACAGTCTTTGTTTTTGTAGTTCTTCTGTTTTTACTTCTAGCTTCATACTGTAATTTGCTCCATATCATTTTCAGCTCTAGTAATTGACTGTAATCTCATTACATCAGCCAATATGTCCCATGCAGAATCGTGTGCTTTAAATACTGAATCCCATTTGTCTTCGTTTGCACAAGGAGGGAATCCGTTCTTCTTTAAACCAAAATCAAACTTTGCATCAATAAAAGTTCTTGTGTCTCTAACTGTCCAATGCTTTAAGTGAGATTGTAAGTGTCCTACTTTACCTTGAGACTTAAATAATCTTTCGAGAATAACAGGATCAAAAGAATTAGATCTTGACCACCAAAAGTTGATCTTTGGTCCGTCAATTAAAAAATCTGTAAACTGTTTCACAAAGTCTTCAACAGATAAGTCTGAACTCTTTGGAGTAATATTCTTTCTTACTTCTGAATCTTGTTTAGACCAAAAGTCAAGAGTACCTTTATCGACTACCCAATTGTAGTTCTTTACTTGCTCTGCTACATCCAATTTAAATTTCTTTGCCTTGAATACATCGCTTAAATTATAAGGATCATCTGATGTAAACTTATCCCATTGAAATACCATGACTGACATATCAATCACAGCACAGTTGTGAACATCTTGTCCCATTGTTTCGAAGTCGATAATTAAATCATTTCTCATAGTCATTCCTATTCTTTAATATACTATTATAACAAACTTTATCAGTCATGTCAATAGTTTTATGCAAAGAATTCTTCAAGGTTTGGAGTTGTATCAGTTCCATTAGGATCAAACTCCATTAGTTGTTTTAAGTTGTTCTGTCTTAAATAAGTTGTTTCAGATTCCTTTAGTTCACCTGTTAGAAACTTACCAATTTCTAAATGCATATCTCTCGATGTTGGTACAGGACAGTTCTGAGCAATATGATTCATTTTCTTTAATCCATCAAGTAACTCAAAATCTTCAGGGAATCCCATCATATGTAAAGCTTCTCGAATTGTTAATGATCTTTCTTCAGTAGGATGCATTGTATCAACCATATTACGACCAATCACTGCATTCATATATTCGCCAAAGACATGTACTGATCCATCCCATACACCTTTACCATCTGCATACTTCATCATTGCATGATCTGAATACTTAATACCTTTTTCGTTGCCTGTCTTGTGGAACCATTCGTTAGCTTCTTTCATCCAACCTTTTTTGTTTACATAATTCAGAGTTGTCTTAACACCTTCTTCAATCATAATTTCTCGAACATCACGATTTGTTTTTGTCTTGATGAAATTATAATATGGTTCGTCAGGTACATTCTTATTAATAATAATATCTTGATGTAAAGCGTTTTCAGGGATCTCTTGAAGATATTCAGCAAAGTCTTTTCTATCACGATTATAATAATTCATAACTGGTGCTGATTCTGATTTCCAACCAATCGCAAAACATCTATCACGACCTTGTGGAACTCCATGAAATCTTGTTGATGTTTTAAACAATGTTAATGAGAATCCACGTTCTTTACAAATTTCATAAAGTTTATTTGCTACAGGACGTCCTTTGTTTGTAAATAGCGCAGGAGCATTTTCAACAATGACTACCTTTGCTCCAAGAACATCAATACCATTTTCAAAGACCATATACATAAAATCGTTCTTTGCACAACCCGGTCCTTTTGATTCTGTTGTCGTTCCTGTATTTAACTGAGATAGAGCAGCACAAGGTGGAGTACCTGTCACTACATCAACTTGTTTAATACTAGGATTGTCCGAATCTAATAAAACATAAGGAATATCACGTCCCATTGTATTTTGCTGATAATTAACGTAATGGTTATCATTAGGTTCAAATCCACCAAAAGAGTAAATTGCTTCAGGTGGTTTACCAAACGCCTTTTCAGCGCCTAAAGCTTGTCCACCGATAAGCGGAATAAGTGGGGCCCATGTTATTTCTTTTTTGTTCATGCGAAAAAGTCCTCAAGTGTTGCAGCTGCTTTCTTTTCAAATTGTGTTACATCAGGTGCAACATAATTATTATCAATCGCTGTCATAATTTTGTTATTCAAAAAAGTACCATCATAATATTCAGGCTTGCATATTAATTTACGCAAACCTCTTATTACTGATTCGTACTCATCTTCATTATTTAATAACCTATCCATCCTTTCTTTAAATTCAGTAGGAGTCTTCGGTCTTAAAAATTCTGGTATTGGCAAATGCCCTTGTTCATCATAAGATGGATGTAAGAACGGTATCACACCAGCATGTACCATTTCAATATACTTTGAAGTTACCCAACCCTTTGCGATTGGAATAATAAAAGTAAATTTAACATTGTTCATTTTAGCCATTACATCGTCAAGATGAATAGATCCTTTAAACCTTGTGTCTGTTTCAGTATTAGGATGTTCCCATTTACCGTAAATCTCTACATCGTCATGGTCGTCTAATACCCATTCCTTTAACAGATTATATCTTGAAGGCTTTGCTTCATTTAATATAACCATGAAAGGTAATTTACGATCTAGATTAAACTCTTTAGAGTATTCATAGTTAACACAGAAACACGTTTCCATACCTGCATATGTTGAAGGTACCTTTCGTTCATAACGATCTTGTTCTTCATAAGACTTAATACTGCTTACGGTGTATTCATAATCGTATTGACCTAACGATACAGTTGGTAAATGAAATATGTCTCTTGATTGATTCATTACATATCGTGGATCATTTACGATCTCAACATAAGGAGGTTGTTCTTCGTTTAACCAAATAGCAATAGGTGATGTATAATTCTTAGTCATATCAATCACAGAAGCAAATAATGAACGATCTTTAACTTGTTCAATTTTACCTGGGATCGTTACCGTACCAACTTGTCCTACCATTAATACAGTGTAATCTAATTTAAATCCTCTCTGACCAAAGTAATTAAAGATATGACGATAAAAATTATCAGTACCATCGTTCTTAATACCTTTCCAGATATCAATTACATTATTAAATGGAAACAGCTCTAATTCTTCAGACTCAGTTAGAGTACTAAAATCCGAACGACCGATAATATAAAAGGTCTT